TTATATAAATCTTTTTCTAAAGGTCTTACGCTATCTACTGTTACTTCTGGTGCATCTGCAATAAGAGATGAAAATCCTGTCATGTTAATCCTTTCTATTCAAATCGAATAAGTGCGGTTGTTGCCGTATTATCTGGCAAAGTAACCGTTAATGTTTCTGAAGTTATAGTTTTTACTGCTCCAAAATCTAATACACATACTGAAAAATTACTAGAGCTACTATCATATATTAAAGCACCTCTAGTTGAAAATGTACCTGTCCATGTTGTAGGAGAATCAAAGGTAATGTACACCACATTAGCTGTATCATCTTGTGTAACCTTAGCTCCTGTTAATGTATTGCCTCCAGCTACATATCCCGTGCCTACTACTTCATTTGTTGTAGTGTAAGCAGGAGTAGATGAATCTAATGTAGCATCATTAGTGTATAAAGCTATTTTAAATGTATCTGTGTCAAAATCTATATCACCAGCTAATGACTTAGCAACAAACGTATTAGTTATTCCTTGTACAATAGTCGCCATTATCTTCTACCTCTTCCAGGTACTGGAATTCTTGCTTGCCCACTTCTGTAAGCATCGCGTGTGTTTTTACCTTCAGCAAGACCTACTAACTCATTCATAGCTTCTTGGTAACGATTAGTATAATTAGTGATTACTTCAGGTGAGTCTTTAAGATATGTCGCTGCTTCCAACAATGAGCCATATAACAAGGCAGTAGGATAATTATCTCCCAACCAAGACGTACCAGAAGTAGCAGTAGTAATAGACTCAGGATAAAAAAAGTAATGCAGCTCAGCGCCATAATTGATATCAGGTGTAGGACCGAGTATAAATGTGTTATCATCAAAGACTGCATAGTATTGCGGTTTTGCATAAAAAGGTGCGTCCGTGTCAGGAAAAGATTGTCGAATAAAATTAACATCTTTATTTATAAGATAGCTATACTCGTTAGTTGTGTTATCAATTACTGCTAAACTATAAGTAGCAAGCCAATCATCAGGCAAGTCTAAATATTGATTACCCCCAGTAATAGTGCCAGTAAAATTAGCTCTTAAATCAGGTAAATTAACACCATTAAATATACGGTTTTCCGCCTGTGTAATAAATGTATTTACATCAACCGTAGAATATTCATTTTCAGTATACGACTGTATTTGTGCTACTAATTCTGTGTAAGTCATTATCTATCCTTACGCCATAGGACCGCGAGCTTTAGTGCCTTTAGTAGCTGCGCCATTGCCACGAGTTTCTACACCTGTTGTCTTAACATCTTTTTCTGGATACCCAGCAAAGTTAGGTACAGGTACATCTTGTGGTTGTGCAAAGCCATCTACCATTTTAGCTTTTCTTTCTTGATTTTGTTTAGCCATTTTAATCTCCTAAGTTATTGTTATTGTAACAGTTCCCACTTTTACAGAACTTACTAAATTATTACCAGTAAACTGATTAGCTGGAGGTCTTGCTCCACCTACAGGTTCCCATCCCCATTCTATATCTCTTGAACCTATTTTATTATCTTCATTAAAACTCTTATCGGGTCTTGGATCTTTAACTGCTTGCGGATCTTCTACTGGATACATACCCTGCAAGTTTTGTGGTTGATCCAAATTCCAACACTCTGGACACGCTTTTATATGCGTATTATTTTTTCTTACATATAAATCTTTTAATTTTCTAAGTTTAAATTGAAACCCGCATACGTCACAGTCTGCTATTGTATTCTTATTAGTGGTGTACTTGCTACTCATTATTTATGTTTCGCTCTAGTTCTTCCACGTACTGCGATACCGTCTACCTTGCATTTACCTTTTACGCTCCCACCTTTTTTCATAAAGCCCATTTTGTTACGTACTTCTGTAGGTAACTTTTTGAGTCCTGGATTAGTAGGCTTTTTAAGCATGCCGCCTTTTTTCATTCCAGGATTTGGAAGTTTTATATTAGTAGGCCCCATAATATATTCATCTTCAGCCGCTTGTCTTAACATTTCTTCTCTAGTTGTAGGACTACGTCTTCTCCCAGGTCTTTTCGCTACTGTTTCTCCCGCTTTCCCCATATACGGGTACTTAGTAACTTTTACGCCGTCTTTTGTAGTTGTTTTACCTTTTGCTTTTGCATGATCGCGTACAGCTTTTCTTTCTGTTCTATTAAGGTCTTTGCCTTTCCTTAATTTATCTACTATTAATTTTGATAACGCTTTAAGTGCCATTTCAATCTCCTAAATGTATGAGTTTCTTGGGGTTATTATTTCAGTGGCTTTTTCTCTATCTTCTGTAGAAGCAAGTAACCACTGCTCTTCATATTCTTGTTTTAAAAATTGTGTTCTATCTCCGGCTTCAGGTATTTTTACAGATAAATAATATGCTAATCCTGCTACTAAACATGGTAAAAATCTAAATGGTACATGTTGTGTGTTAACACCTGTACCTGCATCATCAATTCTTTTTAACATCCAATATACAAAAGTATAAGTATCAGTAGAGTCCGGTATAGGCCATAAAGTTATTTTAGGATTATTAGTCTGTCTATCTATATATACTTGTATTGGCCTGCCTGTATTATTTTTACTAGGTATAGAAGCATACGTAGGATTTGACACTCTTGAGATAGCTATATCTGATTGTGTTTCTCCTGTTCCGGTTCTTATGACTTGACTCATAAGATCGATGGTAGTCGCGGGCAAATCGTAAGTGGCTGTACCGGCAACTAATGGAATAGTACCTTCTTCTACTGTCCATAAATTTATACCGCGATTAGCCCATTCAATAGTTAATAAGTTTAAACTACGAGTAGCTGTTCTTAAATCATATCCAGTTCTTAACTCTGCTCCGCATCTTTCAAATGCTTCTTCTACAAGAAGATTTAAATCTAAATTAAAATTATGTGTAGTAGTTGTAGCCATTATTATTTACCTTTAAGATATTGTCTATCTATTAAACCGCCAGCATTCATTTTTCTTTTAAGTGATGCTACTCTACGCGGTTTTCCTGCTGGTTGCCCAAGTCTATTCTTTTGTGCAATCCTAGACTTCTTCTGTGCCGCTGTCATTTCTCCAGATGTTTTTGGAGTTTTACTAGAAATACGCTTACTAGGTCGGCAATATGGTGTGCTTCTACCATCACCCTTTTTTCTGCCACAAGCTTTGCCAGTTTTTACGTCTTTCCAATCTTCTTTGAACCAGCGTTTTAAAGCTAGTCCTTTTTTGGTTTTACGCACTGCCATTATTTCTTACCTTTCTTTTTCCTACACTTAGCAATAGCGCCTGATGCATAAGCACTTGGAAATACTTTATAGCTTGCTTTTACTTTATGGTAACAAGCATCTTTTACACTTCCGCCTTTTTTAAATTTTGCAGGGTTTGTTATACCCATGCCTCTAGATTTCATCATGACTTATCTCCTAAACCCTGTCATGCTAGGGCCGGAAGGTCTACGAGGTTTAACTTTTCGATCCTTATTTCTTGGTTTAGGTCCAGTACTTGGTCTACCCACAGAAGTCATGGTTGGTCCGGATGGCCCTCTACGTCGTGTTGGTTTAGCTGCCGGTTTAGCTGCTACTTTTTTAGGCGTTGCTTTTGTTTTTCCAGTATCACGAGTAGCCAACACTCCAGCTATAATTGCTCCAGGAACCCCAAATTTTTTCAACACTCGTCTTGCGCCGCCTTTAGTTGTAGGCGGTTTAGGTACAGGTGTACCTGGAGGAATCTTAGGTTTACTAGTTTTACGAGCAGGCGTTATAGAAGTCTCAGCTCTTTTTTTATTTAGCTGTCTTTCTCGCCTTTCTAGAGCCGTTTTAGCCCTAGGGCTTGATGCGCGAACATCTGCTCTTCTACCTTTTGGAGTTCTAGATTTAACTATTCTACGTACAACGCTTGCAACCATTTTATTTCTCCTTATCTCATATGACCGCGTGTACGGCCTCTTTGAGCAATACCATCTGCTCGTTTAGATGCTGAGCTAACTTTACCGCCCATTTTCATTTTCTTAACTTTACCACCATAAGCCATTTTTTTAACTTTAGTATGACCATATCCTTTTTTCTTGAGCTCTAAATGTTTAGCTTTAGTAGGAGCTTTTACAGCTTTACCGGTCTTCTTATCATACATCATGTGTGGTTTAAAAGCTTTGACTTTCCCACCCGCTTTTTTGTTTTCAATTTCTTTTACTACACGTCTTTTTTCAGCAGCTAAATTACGCTTACCTTTTGCAGTATAACCCTTTTCATTATCAACTCTGCCTAATTCCTCAAGGTCATTCATACGAGAAGTGTTACCACCTCTTTTCATTTTTTTAACTTTGCCGCCCATTTTCATGCCAGGTGCAGTCATTAATTCAGTAGGCATACGTTTACCTGCTTTATCAGCTCCGTAACCTCTTGAATACATCATGTCACCTGTGCGGCCGCCCATATTCATTTTCTTAACTTTACCGCCGTACATATAGTTCTTCTTCATTCCGTTCTCCTTAGTGAACTCTCGTCCAATTGATTGATTAACGCCTACTTTTTTAGCAAACTTTGGATTATTAGCCACTGCTTGCATAAACTTTTTTTGCTTTTTACTTACTGTTGGCATTTACTTCTTTACCCTATTACTTGATGCTTTAGGTTCTCTTGGTTCAACCAAAGGCATCTTAGGTTTTCTTTTTACCATTCGTTGCACAGTTTTAGTTTCATATATCCTAATCCCAGTCCATACAATTGTAAATATTGCAGCTAAGTGAGGAAGCCATGAGAGCATAGTACCTACAGCAGTAAATATAGACGTAGCGTCTAATAAGTGTTTTGTTGATTCATCCATTTTTAACATTTCCATCTTCTGCGTGCTTGTCGCAATCTAGAGTTTGGATCTTTAGCAGCTTTAGGAAACTTTTTCATTTGTCCTGCAGATCTTGCACAAAATGACTTACGTCGTTTTGCATCTTTAGAACCTTTCTTAACTTTCCCTGTTACTGCTGTTTTAAGTTTAGAACCTGGGTTTGCTCTACGATAAGCTGCTACGCCTTTCTTTGTCATTCCCGCTCCTGATTTAGTCTTTCTAAAATTTCCTGACTTAACCGAAGTTTTGATCCCCATTCCTTTTTTTCTAGTTGTTGCCATTTACACACAATCTCCTAGTGATTCAAACCAACGCCTCAATTGCTCAAGGCGTTCTTCATTGCTGATTGGTTTGGGCTCTTCTTCCATAGTTTATCCAC